TCACGCCGTGAGCTCGGGGCGGAGATCAGCCAGCGAGAACCCCGCGCGCGAGCGGCGCGCCTGCCTGCGAGCTGTCGGCGTGGGCGTCAGCGCGCGGTCGACGCTCGCGACGTAGATCCGCACTGACCGGCCGAAGCGCGGAGCGCGGTCGAGCGTGCCGTCTGCCAGCAGCTGGAACACGCGGCGACGCGAGCAGCCGAGCCGCTCTGCCACCTGCTCGACGCTGACGACCTCGACGCTCACGGTTAGAGCGCGCCCCGAAGTGCAGCACCCGCGGCGTTCAGGTAGGCGATTCGCGCGACGACGTGCGCGTCGTTGTTGTGAGCGTCACTGATCTGGCGCAGCCCCTCGCGAATCGCCTCTTCCAGCTCGGCGATCCGCTTCTCTGCCTGCGCCAGCTTCCTGATCGCTTGGTGACGACTCAGCACGTTGCCGGGGTTTCGGTCGCTCATTCCCCAGAGGTCTCACGCCGCGATGGAATCTGTCAAGCCGGAATCTGGCATCGCGCGCTTGACTACAGATTAACTATTGTGAGATTGGTGCGGGCATGAGCCCGAGCGGAGTGGACAACGTCGCGTGTCAGAAGTGCACGAAGGACAAGGGGGAGAGCCGGGCGGGTGAGCCGCTGTGCTTCGCCTGCGCCAACCCCGCCCGACGCCGCGACTGGATCCAGAGCTACAGCAGCAAGGTCGTCACCCCGCGCGAGCTGCGAGTCAGTCAGGTAACGCTCGCCGACATCCCGCACGCGCTCGCGCAGAAGGTCCGGTTCAACGGGCACCTGCGGGCGATGACTTACAGCGTGGCCCAGCACTGCGTGATGGGCGCCGAGCAGATCGCCGGCCCGTTCAAGCTCGCGTTCCTGCTGCACGAGGTCTCAGAGGTCTATCTCCCCGACATCCCCGCGCCGCTCAAGCCGTTCGTGAAAGTGCAGATGCCCGACGACTTCAACGGGTCGGGCCTGCTCACCTGGGCCCAGCTCGAGGCGCTGCACGCTGACGTGATCTTCGAAGCGATCGGGCTCGGGTCGCTGCGCCACCTGATCGACACGCAGGAGGTCCGCGAAATGGACGTTCAGATGTTGATGACGGAAAAGCGCGACCTCGCCAGCCCAGAGCCCGAGCCGTGGGGGATCGACGTCGAGCCGCTGCCCCTGATCATCGATCGGTGTTGGGACGCAGTCGAGGCTGAGCGCCGGTTCTTCGCTGCGTTCGCTGGTCTCACTTCCCGGTGAAACTGGAATCTGCTAAACGGTTAATCATGGGCACCCAAGCCGACACGACGAAGAAGAACCTCGACCGACTCGCCGCGCTGCTCAAGCGCAAGCCTCTCACCGCGCGCCAGGTAGCCGACGAGCTCGAGTGCTGCAGGCCGACTGCCTACCAGCGGATCCGCGCGCTCGAGGAACGCGGTGACGCGGTGTTCAAGATCGCCGCGCCCGCCGAGGGCACGGGCCCGCGCCCGGTCGCCTACGGGGTTCGATGATGAAGCGCGCGACGAAGGCCGTGCTGGAGAGGATCGCCACGTTCACACTGGTCGATCGCCCCCGTGACGGTTCGGAGCGTGCTGCGGCGCAAGACGCACTCGACAGCGACGCCCGACAGCGTGCCGAGATCCGGGAACTGCGCGCGGCGTGCCGGCACTTCAACTTCGCTGGCTACCCCGAGCGCGAGCTGACCGAGGGCGAGATCGCCTGCACCAGAGCCCTCGCGCGGCGGCGTCGCCGGTGATCACTTCCCGCCGACCTTGTTCTTCCGGGGCAGCGCCCGGTAGTTCGTCGCAGCGCGGCACGCCTTGCACCACGACGCCGGGCCTTCGATGCCGCGGCGGATCACCACGCCGAAGTCAGGGTTCACCAGCTTCGTCTTCGTGCAGTGTGGGCACTTCTTCTTCACCCCGTCCCACTTCGGCGAGGGCTCGACGCGCGGGCCGCGTGACTTCCCAGAGGTCGCCCGGACCTGCACCAGGTACGCACCTGCACCCTCAGCGACTCGAGGCGCCTGGATTGGCTCCACCGCTGTCGACGACCCGCGGGCGCGGGCCAGCAGCTCGAGGCGCAGGCGGATCTCTTCGTCGGACATCTGCTGCGGGTCGATCTCGGTCTTCTTCTTCGCGGCCATGTTGGATCCCCTCGGTGTCACTGCGCACCCTGCGTGGTGTCACGTACAACCCAGCACTGGTTAATAGTTAACGATTCCAGATTCTGCAAGTGCCAGATTCTGCGCGGGTCGCAACCGCCTGTTTTTACTCGAATGTCAGTCCCTTGAAGTAGAACTCGTGCACGGTCAAAGAGCCGTCGGCGCCGGTCGTTGACCGGTGAACTGTTGGGGGTTTCATGGTTTCAGGTAGCCGAGTCGTTGCGGTGTCGCGGGTTGTCGAAATGGGTTTCACGAAGAAGGGCGTCGAGCACGTTCACGCAGAGCCCGGCGAAGTCGGCCAGGTGCTCGAGGTGATCGACGGTCATCCGCTGGTGAAGTGGGAGCGCACGGGGACGATCTGCGACTGCGCGCCCGAGGAAGTTCAGCGGGCGATCAGCGCGTAGGAGCGGCGCGGGACCAGGAAGTACACCGCTCTGAACCAGGCCCACGGGTAGCCCTCGATCTGCCCGTCCCACGGGTCCAGCATCAGGGCGATCCCGTCGACGCAGCGCACGACGATCCAGTGATCTCGCCACGGGTCGAACACCACGGCGATCTCGAACGGATCGGCCGGCTGGCGGTCCACGCGGAACTCGCAGAGCAGGCCCAGACACCGCTTGATCCCCGTCTCACCCGTGCCGTCGCGGGTGGTGCCAGCGAGCTCTGCCCACTCTGCCTGGCTCAGCGCCGGCCCGCGCCCCAGCTCGAGCTGCATGGCGACCAGCGCCGCCGGACCGCACCAGTAGGGGCGGAGCTGGCGGAACACGTCAGCAGTCCTGACAGGCTCGAGGGGCGAAGCCGCCGCAGCTGGCGCAGGGCTTCGGCAGCGGGTCCAGGGGCTCGACCAGCGCGCTGGCCTGCGTGTGCGCGGGCAGGGGGTTCGGGTAGCGCTCGAGGATCTTCTTCGCCAGCGCGTTCAGCTCGCTGGTCCAGGTCTCAGCGTCGCTCGCGCGGGGCGGGCGATCGTCCTGCCAGTTCCCCTGCTGCATGGAGTCGCGCAGCACCACGAGGCAGGCGATCGCCTTCGTCACGTGGGACAGCCCCGAGTCGGGGTCGAGGTCTTGCCCTTCCCACCACGCGCCAAGGTGTCGGCCGAGGGCGTCCACGTAGACGCTCGCGCGCACGCCCGCGGTTCGGTAGTTGTGCCGGCCGTACTTCGCCGCGCCCTCGAGCAGCGCAAGCCCGAGCTCAGCCAGCACCCGCTGCGGAACGACGGAGACCAGCGGCACCTTCGACGAGCCGATCGAGTCCTTCGGGTTCGTCGGCTTCGTGGTGCTCGGGAACTCTGCCGATCGCCACGCCTCGAACGCCTTGTCGGTCTCGCTCATCGTCTCGCCCTTCGTGCATCTGGAATCTGTCCGCGCCAACGGCCGTCGACGATCAGCAGCAGCGACCGCTTCCCCGACGCGTAGACGACGCAGTGCGCGTTCTGCCAGCTGGTCGGGCCCGACGTGTACTCGAGCCGAAGCGGCGTCGACGTGCCGACCTGGTAGCCGCCTTCTTCGATCCCGGGGGTGTGGTTGTGGGCGATGATCACCTTCCCGCCCACGCGAGACAGGTTCTTCAGCGTGCCCTTGGACCCGTTCGGCCCCTCGTGCCCGTGCAGCGAGCACTCGACGTCGCCGATCTTCAGACCCTCGTTCTTCTTCAGCGCGCGGATCTGTGCACGCCCGCGCAGCCGCTCCACCCAATAGGTGAACGGGTCGTCGTATTCCGCGCCGCCAGGGCCCATCTTCGCCGACGCGAGCAGGGCCTGTGCCGTCTCGAGGTAGAACTTCGCGTTCCCGGGGTTGTGACGCCAGTCAGTCGCGCGCACCCAGCGGGCCAGGAAGTTGTCGTGGTTCGAGCTGACGATCACCGACTTCCGGCCCGCGCCGCGCTGGCGAACGAACTCGATCGCGTGCTCGACTTCCTCGCGCACGTTCGTTGCTCCGCCGCTGTGTTTCGCCGCGGCGATGAACGGGTCCCCGACGTGGTGCGGGTTCACCGTGTGCCCGTCGAACAGGTCGTGGAAGACCAGGGTCTGCGGCTGCAGCGTCTCGACGATGCCCTCAGGGCCGAACGTCGCCGCGTCCACCCGCGGGCAGGTGGTGCGCGCGTGCGTGTCACCCATCACCAGCCCGAGCGCCGGCGGGGCGCGGGTGGCGCCGTCGGGGGTGTAGTGCTGGTCGAGGTCGGTGAACTCGCCGGTCACCCGGTCGGCGTTCACCTGCCTGACGTGGAAGTGCCGCCCCTCGAGCTCGACGACGATCGCCCCGAGGAAGTGGTGGAACGCGCCGAGCTTCCCCGCCTTCGTGTCGGTGTAGTTCCGGCGGGTGACCGCGCCCGTCGTGGTGAGGATCTTCGGGTAGCGGCTCGAGGGCGCTGGCACCGAGCGGAACTGCATCTTCGGGTGCCCGACGATGCACGACTCTGCGCCGGTCAGCGCCTCGAACCCGGTGAGGGGGCTGGACGCCGTGGGCTGCGTCTTCACGTCGCCGAGCAACACCAGGTTGTCGTTCAGCTTGCGCCGCACGTTGAACAGGTACGGCTCGAGCTCCGGTGCCCAGCACTCGTCATCGTCCTGCTTGCGCGTCCAGACCGACGTCGGGTTTTTGTACCGGAACGGGATCACCACCAGCTCAGCGCCGAGGTGCTTCGCGGCGACCTGCAGCGTGGCGAGGAACCCGGCGTGCACGGGGGTGGAGTTCTGCGCGCTGGTGATCAGGTAGCGGGTCGCGCTGAGCGGGCGCCCGTAGCGCGTGGGTGGGTCCTCGGGCGGCGGTGCAGCGGCGCGAGCCTGGCCCCGACCACGACAGATGCGACAGACGTGACGACGTTGGGTCTTGCTTCGGCCGCTCAGATCGAACGCGATCAGGCGCTTCGTCTTGCCGCACCTGGTGCACTCTCGGGTCTCAGAATTCAAGGTTCACGCTCGCGCCTGCGGCTCCGACGGTGTTGACCCACAGACCAGCAGACAGCCCGCCGACGATGCGGCGATCGACCTGCACGCCGAGCACGAGCGGCCCGGCGATCGGCACCAGCGGGGCGTTCCACGACGCGCCCACGAGCGCACCCACGCGCCAGTCTGGGCGGAGGGTCACGGTCTTCTCGACGACGCGTTCCCGCTCGACCTCGACGATCTCGACCCGGTGCAGCTGCTCAGTCACGGTGCCGCTCTCAGCCTCGCCCTCGTGCTCAGTGGTGAGGTCGACCGTCGTGGTGCCAGCGTCAGTCACCGTCGTGGTGACGTTGCGCCACACGGTGCGCTCGACGGTGCGCGCGAACGTGTAGCCCTTGGTGATGTCCTCGACGGCGAGGTCTCGATACACCAGGCGCTCAACGTCGCGGGTCTCGACGACGGCGGGCGCGAGGAAGCGTCCGACCAGCACGCCGCCAGCGACAGCGACGACGAGCCAGAGCCCGACCCACAGCTTGCGCTTGAGGTCAGGGGGGCCGGGTGGCGGGCCGTAGCGCTTCTCCATCACAGCGAGGTCTTCGCCGGTGCGGATGTGCTCGCGCACGACGGCTGCCCACCACTCAGCGGGCGTCAAGACGGCACCTCGAGGAACAGCGCACGCTCAGCCGCGCGCCGCTTCACCAGGCCGGGCATCACCTTTCCGCCGGCGTAGATCCACCGGCCGAACTCGGCGGCAGCGTTCAGCGGGCGGCCTGCGTTGAACTCTTTTAGAAGCGTCGACTTCTCGAGCGCGGAGATCCCGATGTTGAAGGCAAGCGACACCATCGCGCTGAACTGTGGGCCCGTGGCGCCGCGCGCCAGCTTCGTGACTGCCTGTTCGTACTTCGTCAGGTCGAACTCGAGAATCACCTCAGCCTGGTGCTTGGTGATCCGGTCGCCCTCGCGGACATCGCCGGTGTGCCCGTAGCCGATCGTCAGCACGCCGGCGGGGCAGCGGTAGGCCTCGAGCCGCAGGCCCTCTGCCTCTTCGATGATCTGCCGGCCTCGGTCGTTGATGATCACAGATCCCCCTGCGTCGTGCGGCGCTTCTCCCGCTTCCACAGGAGGTCTGTCTCGAAAGGGGTGAGTGGTGCGCAGACCAGCTCGACGTCCCCCTCTGCTCCGATCCTGCTGGTGCAGCTCACGACCGGAGCCACCTTCCCCTCGACCCACGTCACACGCGCCCACCCGGTGCGCAGCGACGCGCAGCCAGAGAGCAGCAGGGCGAGAGCGAAGAACCTCACTTCGTCGCCGCCTTCACCAGGCGCAGGTTCGACCGCTGACGGGCGCGCTCGCGCAGGCGCTCGAGCACGGTGTCAGCCGCGCTGGTGAGCTCGTCGACTGCGGCGTTCGTCTGCTCAGCCACGGCGCTCGCCTTCGCGTGTGCGGCTTCGATTGCAGCACCGACAACGCTCGGCTTCTTCTCGTCGCTCATGGTCATTCCTTTGAAGTGAGCCGGATCATTTCGGCCAACTGGTTCTGCAGCGGCAGCACCTTCAACAGCAGCGCCTGCTGTGCCTCAGCCGCAGCGGACACGCGCGCGAGCCGGTCGGCCTGCAGCGCAGAGACCTCGGAAGCGTGAGCGGTGCGGAGGTTTGCGACCTCGACGTCTTGCGCCTTGTTCATCGTCTCGAGCGCGAGGGCGTGCTTCGTGTTCTGGTCCCAGAGCAGCTTGAACAGGAACGCGATCACCAGCAGGCAGATCGCCAGAGCGTAGGGCAGGAACTGAGTGCCCAAGCCGTCGGCGAGGGTCTTCGTCGGGTCGACCTGAGCGAGCAGCATCACCCGCTCAGACGTAGCAGAAACTGGAATCTGTCGCTAGGGCCCTACGGCGGGAAGCAGGGCGGGGTCTGCCAGGCGACTGTCGACTCAGCGAACTGCGCCCCGTCTTCACCCTCGACCACGCAGCCCGCGTCAACCCCCGCGTCAGGTGGTGTGTACAGAACAGGAACGGCGCCCCCACCGCAGGCACCCAGCACCAGCACCACCGCCAACCAGATCGCCCGCATGCGTCGACCCTACGCGATCACCAGAACGCCTGCCACGTCGTGCCGTCGTAGCAGTAGAGCTTGTCGTTCGCGCCGCCCAAGTACACAATATCACCAGCGGCGGGGGACCCCGGGAACGAGCCGTCGACGCTGAAAGTCCCGAGCGAAAGCACGCCGCTGATGTTGGCCGCCCCGTTGATGTCGACCGGGCCGTTCGCCTCGATCGCCTTGCCGGTGCCGCTGACGTTGAACTGACCGGCGATGCCATCCGCGGTACCACCCTCGACACCAGTGGTGAGTTCCGAATACCCGTCGACACCAGCGTCGCCTGCGACGGCGCTGCCCGTGGACCCGCTGATCGCTGTACCCGCCGTGACTGCGACGCTCAGCAGACCACTGAAGTACCGCGCGGCTGCCCCTGGTGTGCCGACGATGAACCCCATTGCGCGCTTGAGCTGCGTCCAGGTGCCCTTCACCAGGGCCTGGCCGTCTGCCTCGATCGCGTTCACCAGCTCGTTCTGCACTGCGTTCAGCCAGTGCTTATCGACCTGCGTGGGCTGACGCGGGACGCCGGGATCTCCCTCGTCGAACTGATTCGAAACGTGGCCGTCGGTGTCAATCTCGTGCATGGGATCTCCTCAGAGGTAGGTGAACATCACTTGAATGTGCGAGTGAACGCGGGCGCGGATCAGCCGCTCGAACTCCGCGTGGGTGAGCGCGCCCGTGGTCGCGGGGTCGACGGTGATCAGGATCGCGTAGGCATACGCAGCGCCGTACACGCGATCGTCCACCCGGAAGACGAACCCCGCGGCGAGCGACGTCGGGCCGCAGCGCAGCACCTCGTTCGCGTACTTCGTGATCGACACCAGCGGGTAGCCGGCTGCCGCGCAGAGCACGTCAAAGAACTCGAGGTTCTGCCCGCCGCGCGCCACGACCTTCGAAGTGATCGCCACCCGGCGCCCGGCGGTGGTGCCCGGGATCGCCGTCACCAGCTCGTCGGGCAGGCCCACCGCGCGTTCCCAATCGGCCAGGGTCTCGTCAGCGGTGCGCGGGTCGCTCTCCTCGACCAGGTCAACGCCGCGATCCTCGACACGCTGCGACTCGTCGCCCATCGCGAGCAACGCTTTGTGCGTGGCGCTGGTGCCCTCGAGGTTCCACAGGGGGCCCGGCGGCAGCAGGTTCCGCAGGTGCTGGCCGTACTTCGTGAAGACGGGCGGCGCGACCGTGTAGAGGAACCCACCCACGAGGGTGTCGCTCTGGGCGTCAGGGTTCGTCACGACCAGGTCGCGCGCGCCTGCGAAGCCCGCCGGGGCCAGGCACTCGATCTCCGTGTCGCTGTTCACCTGCACGCTGAGCGCGGGCACGCCACCGATCGTCACGGTCGCGCCGGTGACGAAGTCCGTTCCGGTGATCGTCAGCGCAGCGCCGCCGGCCTCGACGTCAGTGGCGGGGGTGACGTCCGAGATCGTCGGCGGGGGCAGAACGTTGATCTCCGCGAACGACAGCCCGTCGCCCCCGTTCCACAGGTCCGCGCCCTCGGTCGCGAGGTCGAGCGCGCGAGTCCAGACGCGCAGCATGTCGAGCGGGTGAGGCTGGGGGAAGGCCGGATCTGCGACGTCGTTCAGCAGAATCAGATCGGGCTCGAACGGGTTCGACAGGGCGAAGGTCGCGGGCGTGCCAACGACACCGTTGATCAACCAGCGCATCGTCGTGCCGTCATAGGCACAGACAATGTGGTTCCAGTTGCCGCCGCCCACCAGCGCGATTCCTGAGTCGCTGCCCGCGCCGAATGCGTAGTTGAAGTGCGCCCGACCCGTGCCGCTCGAGCTATAGAGCAGATAATCCAGCGGCGCGCCGAACAGGCCGCCGCCCTGCCCGAGGATCGTTCCGGTGCTCAGCGAGCCCGCGACGTAGAGCCACGCTTCGATCGTGAACGCCGCGCCGGTCCCAAGCGGGAGCGGGCCCATCGTGAAGTAGTTCGCCGCGCTGCCAGCGTTCGAGGCTGCCTGACCGATCTGTCCCGAGACGTAGACGGGGCTCCCCGCGGGCGTCGCGTCGTAGGTGCCGGTGTCGTCGTCTCCGTTGTTCTCGAACGAATACGACGCGATCAAGTCATCGATCAGAGCCATCGCGTCAGCTCCAAGTGATCGTGCCGCGTGAGGGGAGCTGGCCGGTCGTGTGCGTGACGTTGGCCGCTGGCGTCGTCAGGGTGTAGTCGGTGAGCCCCGGCGTCGCGCCGATCGCAGTGCGAAGCTCTGAGAGCAGCATGGTCCTGCCTGGCTCAGCGACGCGCAGATAGAGATCGTCCAGCTCGGCTTGCACCAGGGCTTTCTGCGCCGTGGTGTTCGGCACGACGGCGATCGTGAACGCGGTCGGTGCGTCGGTGGGCGCTGCTGCTGTCACCGTCGCGTGAACGGGGGCCTCGGTGTCGAGCTTCGTCTGGACTGAAGTGACCTCACCAGCGCTCGGGATGTTCGCTGGTGCGGCGCCGTCGTTGTCACGAACGAAGCGCACGACGACGGTCCCCGGCCCGAGCTCAAGCGGGTACACCCAGACGCGGGTGACGCCCGCTACCTCTTTCGCCCACGCGATGTAGTCGGCCTCGGTCCCGCCCATCGGGGGATCGCTCATGCGCGCGAGCAGGCGCACGCGCAGGGCCTCGGTGGTCTCTTCGTCGGTGCCGTCGACCGTGCTGGCGGCAACCGTCACCGTCGAATCGACCCCACTGATCGGCGTCTCGAACGTCAGCACCTGCCCGGCGATCAACGTGTAGTCCGCGCCCGCGAGCTCAGAAGTGAGAGCGGGCGTCGCCACGCCGAGGGTGATCGTCACGTCGGCGTTGACGGTGTAGACAGCGCCCGCGGCGTTCAGCAGGCGGGAACCAGTGGGGATCACCGTCGTGTTCGTCCCCGTCGCGCCCGCGGTGCCCGTCGCGTAGCCCGCGGCGATCTTCGTCAGCCCGTAGAGCGACGCCTGCCGCACGAGGTAGGCGTCTTCGCTCTGGTCGGGGAACAGCTGGCGCCCAAGGAACTCGAGGTGCCCATGGAGCATGTGCTCAGAGCCGGCGATCACCTGCGCGAGGATCCGCACCATCGCGCGGCGCAGCACGGCGCCGTTGAGGGCGAGGCGCGAGACGAAGTCGGCCTCTACGCGGGTGAGAATCGTGGAGAGGGTGGGGCGAGAGAAGCTCATGCGTTGATCCTCGCGGCCTCAGCCGCCCAAGTACGGTTCAGCCGAAAGCGAACGGGATCCAGCGCCGGCCGGTAGATGCTGATCGCCAGGGCCACGCCGCGCTGCGGGCGCAGGTACTCGGCGACGACGTCGACCCGCTCAGCGACCAGGTCGTCGACCAGCCACTGCAGCGCCTCGCGCGTGTACTGGACCGCGCGGGCGAGCACGTCGGGCGTTTCCTTCGAACGCTCGAGCAGCCACAGACGCGAGCCGATCCGGTCCGGGTTGAACTCGTCGGCCCACCAGCCGCGGCGGTCCGTCTGGCCCTCGGGCAGGACGTCGCCTTCTTCGGCGCGCCGGTCGAGGAACACCGACAGCAGGACCGCGGTGCGGATCCCCGCGTCGGTCTTCAGGTCGTTGGCCTCGATCACCAGGTCGGCGGCGGCCTGTGCGGGGTCCCACTCGAGGGCGATGTCACTCACGACGGGCCCCCGGTGGTGCCGGTGGTGACAGACCCAGCGCCTGCGCCACAGCTGGTGATCAGCGTCCCAGCGCCTGCCCCGTGCGTGTGCGTGGCGAGGTGCTTCCCGCCGCCGACGACGTCAACGGAAGCCGTGAGGGTGCCCGTCACCTCGACGTCGGTGGCGAACTTGGTCTTCTGCCCCGCCTTCGGGGTGACCTCAATGTCGCCGTTTGCCTTCAAGGTGATTGACTGTCCGTGCTGTGAGTAGATCGCAACTTCGCCAGATGCCAGATTCTTGATCCGGTATCGCCTATCTTCGGCCCCCAGCGCAAGCCCGTGATCTCGCCGCCCGTTGACGAACACGACGACGACTTCTGAATCTGTCGGCGGGTTCGAGGTGAACCCGTACTCCTGAAACCGCTCGATCTCGTCGCGAACCTCGGTGTCGTCGATCAGCCGCACCTGCAGCTCCTGAACCTTCTTCGCGTCGTCGACGCCCTTCACCACGCCGCGCCCGACGAGGTTCGCCAGGCGGTTGGTGATCGGCCGGAACGCGCGGCGCAGGTCGTCGAGGTTCATCGGGTAGCCTTGGGGGTCGTGTCGCGAATCACAGCGACGAGGCGCTGATTCAGGAACCGCAACTCACGGAGCCGGGCTTGCTGCGCGTCGCCTCGGCGGTAGAGGTTCCGCAGCGCGGCGCGGCCCCCGAACCAGTCACGGGCGAGCGAGAGCGCCACGATCCACCCGAAGGCGCCGAGCAGCGTGACCACCACGAGGGCCACGGCCAACCAGAATGAGACCAGCGCCTCTCCGCTCACACGCCCCTCTCGATCTCGCGCCAGTAGTTGTTCCCGCCCGGCTTCGCGATCGTCGGGTCGGGGGTGAATGCGCGGGGGTCGCGCAGGTCGAGCGTCGTCAGGGTGCCGCTGTCGATATCGCGGGTCAGGGTCACGCCAGCGATCAACATCTGCCCGTTGATCCGCAGCGTGGGCGACTTCACGCGGACCAGCCGGTTGATCGGCCACGGGCCGAACGGTGACTCAGTCCAGCCCTTCACGACGATCGCCGCTGACTGCCCCTGCGCCGCTCCGTTCGCGGCTTCCCACTCGGCGCGCGCCTTCGCCAGCGCTGCGGTGGTGTTGTTGTCCGGCCGGATGATACGCACACGCCCAGCTCGTGCGCCGAGGTCCGTCGCGGTGCCCTTCACCCCGGCGGCGGTCTCTCCCGACAGATCGTCCCGGCCCTTGTGCGAGCCCGCGACCTCGTAGGTGCGAAACCGCCCGGTCGCGTCGAACGTCGCGCTGCCCGACAGGATGTTCTGGCCCTCGGTCAGCACCGTCGCCACGGGCTCGACACCAGAGCGCGTGAGTACGATCCCGCCGAGCCCGTCGGAGTGACGCAGCAGGCCGGCCACCTTGCACAGGTTCTCGAGCGCGGTCGCCGCGGTGTCGCCGGGGTCGATGCTGTATTTCTTCGGGATTGACAGGCCCGAGCTCACCAGCCCTGACTGAAGCGACACGGTCACGCCGTAGGGGCGGCAGATCTTCTGCGCCAGCGAGAGCAGGTCGACGTTCGAGAACTGCCACGCGCCGAGCTGCGCCGAGCAGTCCACCACGTCGCACGCCTTGTCTCGCCCCTCGATTGTGATGCCGTGGCCCGAGGCGTCGAACGACGGGGACACCTTGCCCACGTAGCCGGTGATCACCGGCGAGCCGTCGATTGACACGGTGCATTCGTCGTCTTCGTTGATCGGCCAGCTCTGGTTCTGCCCTGACCAGCGCTCGCTCACGCTCAGCGAGAACGAGCCGCACAGCGCCTCGATCGAGCGCGTCACGCGTGCGGTCTTCCAGCCGCCGTACTTCTTCCCGTTGACCAGGAGTTCGATCGCTTCGTCACTCATCGCTCAGAACCTCGAGCGCGACGCCGCCGGTCACGAAGCTGGGGTTTGCGATCCGATTCCGCGCCACCAGGTCGCCCTCGAGCGTCACGTTCCCGTAGAGCCGGTGGGCCAGCACCAGGGACGGCACGGTGTCGTGCGGCGTCACGGTCACGAGGTGCGGGAGGTCGCCGTCTTCGCCGGGGACCGCGCGGGTGAGCGACGCGCGCAGGCCCTGCAGCGCCGGGTAGACGTCGTCAGCGGTGTCCTCGCAGTGGGCGTCGAGCAGAGCAGTAACTGCCTCGCGCACGGTCACCGCTTGCTCGTAGCTATCGAACGTCTGCTCGATCGCCATCAGCGACGCCTGCGCGAGGACCGCCCGCTTCCACAGGTTCGACGTCGCGTCGAAGTTCACCTGCTCGACCAGCCGCGCAGCCGTGTCCCCGGGCGGGCGCTCGCCGAGGTCTGCGGAGTAGAGCGCGAGCAGCGGGGCGAGCGGGTTCAGGCTGTCGGTGACGAGCAGCAGCCCATCACCCAGGGCCTCGACCAGGTCGAGCAGCGTCGACGCGAGAACGCTCGGGGTGTCGAACAGCGACTCAGCGTCAGCCGTCAGATCCGCGACCTGTGCGGTCAGCTCTGAGAGCGTCTGCCCGGCGATCTGTGCCGTCGAGAGCACCACGCCCACGGCGTCGGAGGCGGCCTCGAGCGCGCCCGTGACGCTGTCGCGCAGGTTCGAGAGCTCGTCGAACTTCGCCAGGAACTCGCTGGTCGCGCTCGTCTTCGCCGTCGCCGCGGCGGAAGTGAGCTCGCCGACGGTGTCGGGCAGCGCCGCCGGCTGGACCAGCTCAGCCGTTTCCTCGAACTCTGCCGAGAGACGCACCATGCGCCCCTCGCGCGCGGAGTTCTCGAACCGGAACGAGCCGCACACCACGCGCAGGGTCCCGAAGTACGGGTGCACCAGCTCGCCCGCGCCCTCGGTGTTCAGCGCCGCGAGCAGCGCGTTCATTCGCTGCGGGTAGTCATCGCCGACGAGGAACCCGGTGACGGGGAAGACGCCACCCTTCCGGCCCATGTCCTCGTGCGACGGCGCGTCTTCGCTGTTCGGGAACTCGTGCCGCACCAGACGGCGCCCGCCGCTGCGCTCGGCTGACTCGACCGCGAACGCGACGCCACGGAACGACGCGGGCAGCAGGGAGTCACGCCAGCTCACTGGAGCACCGATTGCGGGCCGACGCTCATGTTCACTGGCTGGCTCGAGGTCGGGTCAGTCGACACGTTCACGCCCTTCGGCATGTTGCGGAAGTCGATCGCCACGCGCGCCTCGCTGAGCGAGCGGGGCCCGCTGTTAGGTCGAGCTGCCTCGGCTGCGGCCTGACGGGCGCGGATCGCCTCGACGCTCTGGCCGGTGCGCGACTCGATCGCCTTCGACACCTGGCCCGCTGCAGAGTCGCCCACGCCGAGCGCAGCAGAGAACGCGCCGCCCACGCCGGGGAGCATCGCGAGCTTGGCGAGGATCGGCCGCACCGCTTCCCACGCGTCGAGCACTGACCAGCGCAGGGAGTCGCCGACTTCTTCGAACCGCTGCTTCAGCGGACCCCACGCGTCGTAGATCTGCTTCCCCGCGATGGCGATCGCCACGCCCACGCCGGCGATCAGCAGCAGCGGGGCGGCGGCCACGCCGAAGGCGATCAGCGTAGGCATCACGCCGATCAGCGCGACGCCGAGGGTACCAACCGAGATCGCCAGTGGGCCGAAGGCGACGCCAGCGGCGACAGCAGCCACGCCGACAGGCCCGAGGAAGTCGACCACCTTGCCCACGCCGTCAGCGACGGTGCGCAGGGACGCGCCCAGGCGCTCAAGGCCCCCGCCGTTCACCCAGCGCTCAATCGACGCGCCGGCCTCGGTCGCCCACTTCGTGATCCCCTCGCGGTTCTTCACCAGGAATTCGGTGGCGATGTTCGACAGCTTCGTCAGCGCCGGGAACAGGCCGGCCGCAGCGGCGTCACGCAGGCCCGCGAACGCGAGCGCAGTGTCACGGGTCGCGTTGTCGAGGGCGCCCGCGCTGCTGGCGAACTGCTCGTAAGTCCCGTGCAGGCGCAGGGTCTCTGCCTGCTGCTCTTTGATCGACTTCGTCCCCTGCGCGAGGAACACGCCCATCTGCGTGTTCGACTTCCCGAACGCGGCGGCGGCCAGCGTTGCGCGGCGCTGCGGGTCCTCGATCTTCGCCATCGCATCCGAGACGAGGAAGAACGCTTCTTCGGTGGTCTTCGCGCCCTTCACCTGCTTGGCGAACGTCGGACTGATCTCGTTCAGGAACGCGAGGAACTTCCCGCCCTTCCCGACGGTCATGTCCCCCAGCTGCTTGTTGAACTTGTCCATCCCGGAGTTGAACGCTTCCTGTTCAACGTCGGCCTGCGCGGCGGCGTGCTGCAGCGACGCGTAGCTGTCGACCGAGAGGCCGACCCGCTGCGCCATTTCCCCGAGCTTGTCGCCCGAGTCCATCGCGCCCTTC